TGCATTAGTATTAATTGTCCACGGACCTGTTCCTAACCACATATTGTTTCTCATTCTCGGATAAAATCCTCCTACTGTTAAAACCGATGCTGTAACAGTTGGTAAGAAGCCTGAATCATTTAAGAATATATTACTACTCTCTAAATAATTTATTCTACCTGCTGCTGGTGCAGATGGATTTGTATATAAGTTAAAGCTTCCACTTACAATTGTTGAGCCGGCATTATTAGTATTTTTGAATAATAAATTCGCTTGGTTTTGTGCACTTGCTGATATGTGTAATAGATTTGCTGCACCTGAATTGAATGTGTTTGCTGTAATTAATACACTGCCTGAAATAGTTTCAATAGATGGTCTTGCAAATGTAGTTCCACCGCCACCACCAGAGCCTGTATCAACTGTAATATTAAATGTACTTGCATCTCCTTTAGTAAATGTAATTGTATTAAGTGATACAGATGCAGTAGTTAAGAATGAGCCTGTGCTTATCACAGAACCAAATGAAGATGTTGCAACTAATGCAGTTCTTCCGTTAGCATCACCAACATAGGTAAAGCCTTGTGGTATCGATGCTGACATACTACCTGTTATACTCAATGAGCCTGATATATCAACTTTATTGTTTAATACGGTTAGTCCATTAGGTGCAAACTTTGCATATGTGAATGTTTGGTCTGCTGTTCCTATAAAAAGAGAGCCTGTAGCATTACCTATACCAGAAACCTGAATATCATAAATGTTATTTAGTGCTTGTCCGGCCGAAATTAATCTTAATACTGCTTCGTCTGTATTAATTACATTTAAAAGGGTTTCACTCGCGTTTGGTTCTATTTTAACTTCACCAGCACCAACAACTCTTACTGTTTCACCACTTCCTAAATTAATTAACTGACTACCATTAAATGTATTTGAGCCTGTTGTTGCGAATGAGCCTGTATTGATTATACTTCCTGATACATCGGGTATAGTAACTGCGAATGTAGTTGCATCACCTTTTGTGAATGTTAAGTTTCTAGTACCATTATCAAAAGATGCTGTAATTAAGAAACTACCGCTTTCGCTTTCTGTTATCCAGCTTCCACTCTGTGCACCTAATGTATTCCATTTATCGTTATTCGATGCGGTATATGTATTAAAAGATGCAGTAGATACAAAACCTGTACTTAAAGAACTACTCCAGCTTTCCAATTCATTAATATCAGATGCTACACTGCTTGAAAACGAATCAAAATTTGTTTGGTTTACCGTTGAATCAATCATGTCCACATTGAATGCTCTTAAATGTGAAGGTGTGATTGCTCCGTTATTATTATTCGGAAATTGTAGTTGATTTTCCGCTTTTAAGTCCTGCTTACTTAATTGACTCATTGTATAATTTATTTATGGTTGTACTCTATCAAATCCATCACTATATCCATCACTAAATGCTCCACCGCCTGTTCTTACTGCACTTTCTATCTGTCCAATTCCTTGTGACATTAGTGCACCCTGGCAACACTTTACATCATATGTATCTTCATCCACACACAAACAAGCTCTTCTGCTATTCTTTGGTGAAGATAAACCACGAGTTGGCCCAATATAATAGCCGGAATTATTCTGACGATTAACCGAATATCGAAGGGCGCCGTTTCTGCTGTTTGACCAAGGCATAGTGATTGTTTTCTATTTAACAATCTGAATACTAAAAATAAGTGAGTTTATTTGCCAGCTCCTATATTCTTCATTGCTTCCTTATGCATCAGATGTTCTAATTGATTCTTATCTGCTTTGTATGCAAGGAATAGTAAGCATTTCTCTAGGGGTTCTTTTACTACTTCGTCTATTTCTTTAACGTCACCGTTTGCAAGTTCAACAATCGTTGCATAACTTCTCCACTTTTTTCCAAAGTTGATTTGATGTTGAGAGGTAGCTCCATCCCCTTCAAATACTTCTGGGTAGCGTTCAGCAAGTCCTTTTGCAAATTGATAAAAAAAAACAGAGTACCCCAATTCGTCTCCATGTCTGTTTGTAAGAATGCGGTTTCATTCCATTCGCCTGTATAAGGTTGTATTCTGTATCTATCACCCTTTCTTTCCATTATAGGTCTATAAAGGATACTCATTATCTTTGCCCAATTCTTATCTATACTGATTGTATCCCATTGTGTAATGTCAGCATAAGCACCATAACTCATTTTAGAAAGATTAGGTTCGAAGCCATATTGGACTCCATCTATTGTTATGAATCTTTTTAAATCAATACCTTCAGGTGACACAAATTGTGATAACTTTGCTTTAAGTAAGTTATAACTATCTGCAGATAATCCTTTTAGATATTCTGGCTGTATCTTACATAGGTGTAATAACATTATTGCAATCTGTGCTTCCTCATCATCACGATAGTTTTCCAAATCAGTCTGCATTTTGAGATACGTTTCTAATGTAATATCTTTCCACGTTGTAGGTATCTCAATTGTAAGAGTTTGCTTCATATAATTTTAGTATTTGTGTTAGTTTTTTAGTTTTTGCCATTTCGTTTTTGAGCATTGCATCCATTGCTATCATCTTTGCTCTTAATTCCTCATTCTCCTTTCCTATTTGTTGTACATAGAGTAAGAGTTGTTTTATTTCTTCTGATGTATATGTCATCGTATTGATATTTGGTATGTGCCTGCGTTTATCTTCTTCTTATTTAACAATTCCATTACAACATATCTCATAGCATCCATAGCATGGTTGTTTGCATCTACAGGTATGTTTGTCACATTACCACTACCATCATCCATCCATTCATAGGAATATAATTCTTCAATAAGGTTGCTGCAATACTTTGGTACTACTAACTTCCAACCTTTAACTAAATCTATTCCCCATTGTATGCTTTCCTTTCCTTTCTTTACACCTCTTGCTAACGGAAATCCACTACGCTTAAATTCATCTATCAGTCTTGGTTCTGAACTATCTATTATTATTGGGTCATTAGGTTGTATATTGCCTCTCATTAGTTCTACTAATTCACTTGTCAGCAATCCCTTTTTGTATATGTGTTCTCTTACTATTAGTTTATCGCCTGCTTTCCAAACTCCAACTAATGCCGATGGGTCAGAAACATACCCGAGGTCCATCCCAAATCCCACAAAGTCAGCAGTATCCCAATCCCAATCATCTACTATTTCAAAATCATATATCTGCTTTTCGTTTACAGCAAATTGACCTAATCCATATGTTTGCCAATAGCGTGGATTAGTTTCTCTATACTTCTCAATGAAGCGAACTTGCTCAAGGGGTAAGTAAGGGTTATCTTTGTATGTTGTTATAAAGGTTTCGCAATCATCACCTGGCTGTACTTCTTTTAATATCCAATGCTTCGGACTAAATGATGGGTTAAAACTTAATATTATTTTTCCTGTTGTTCTTATCGCTAACTGAAAGTATTGTTCGTATGTTAATTCATTTGCTTCATCTATCCATAGTATATCTCTTCTTAAACCTTTCAGCTTTTCCGCACTATCTGTTGAAAAGAACTCTATAACACTACCATTGTCAAAAGTGTATGTATGTTCTGTTGCCATCCACTTCTCTTCATCCCATAGGTCTAATCCTCGAAGGATATCTTTGAAATCTCTTATTGCTGATGTTCGTAGGGCAGGGAATGTCTTTCTTACAACAGAGATAAGCAAACCATCATTCTGAAGGGCTTTCACAATAAGGAATTGAAGTAGTGCAAATGATTTACCACTTCTTGCCGAACCCTGATGTAATTGTATTTTGGTTTTACTATCCCATGCATTCTGGAAAGTAATCGTTGTGTTAATTTGCAATTCGCTCATCACTTGTGCCTTTGTTTATAACTACTGATATCTGATGAACTTTATGATGTAGTTCCCCTTGCAATTCAACTTGTGCTTTCTTTGGTACAATATATTCTAATAATTTCAGATTTATTCTTGCTGCTTCCACCGGGTCACTCTTTCTTATCTTCTCTATATCTTCACGCAGTGCATCTAATCCGCTATTTGCTAATCGTGCAATAGCCAGTTTAGCCTGTTCAGTGCTTCTATTTAATGCACCTTTTGGTCTGCCTGTTCCTAATTTATTTCCTTTTTCAAATGCCATGTTATGTTTTTTCTATGTTATTTTAACACACAGAATAGTATTTGTAATTAAGCAAATGATAATATCATTCCTAATAGAATAAAATACCAAAGTAGAAGCGTTAGTATTTCTTTATTCCTCTCCATCCAATTCATCAATCTTTTCATATCCAATTATTTTTATTATTCTATCATC